CGCAATCACCAACAACGCTTGCTCAGGCTCCACCACATCAGAAGCCCACGCCACTGCATTCGGGAACGATAACCAACTTGCCCCGCCATTGCGTTCAGCCACATCCCACTGCCAAGGGGTGATAAGTCGCTGGCTTATCACCCCATTAATAGCGGGTAGTGTTCCGTTAAGGGTTAGTTCGTGCCACATGGGTTGACCTAACCAGCTAACACTTGTTGATCGCCGTCGATCAGTTGGGCATCTTTAACCCACAAAGCTTGTAACGTTGATGTTGCATCACTTGCGCCACCGCTTTCACCCAGCATCATGAATTTGATGTAGTTATTAGAACGAATCGCACTGCCATCAAGTATGGTTTCAACTAATAGCCACCCATCACCTGCGTCTGTCAGTGTTATTGAATTGAAGCGGTTGCTGTAATCAACTGTTTGCGTTTGCAAATTGATATTAGCGCGCGCTGTGCCAGTGCTTGATCCGTTATCCGTATCAATTTCAAAGCCAGCAAGTAATAGACCATCTGGCGATTTAATTTTAAACTGTAAGGCTTCAGCTTGACCTGTTACCGCTATGCCATACTGCTCGACAGACTGAATGCGTCCAATGCGATTAAGTTTAGATTTAATCTGACTGACTGTTTCACCCGTATCGGGGTCTGTGACTAGCGTTGTTGATGTTGATGACTTCGTCCATTCTGCCTGTGTTAAATCATCAGGGTTGATAATTTTATTCGCTGGCGTTGCTGAAATTGACAATGTAACTGGCGTTGACTCAAGCGTGTTTCCATACTCATCAGTTACCACGCATTTCAACGATTTACCATTATCCTCAACCGCCGCCGTGCCGCTAAAGTGAGCAGTCGTTTGACCAGCTACGTTATTGTCACCCAACACCCACTGATACGATAATCGTGTATTTGCAAACACACCAAAGAACAAATCAATATCAACACCTACTAGATAACTAGTTGATGATGGCTGCGAGTAAGCAACAATATCATTTGTTAACGCTAAAGGCTGGCGAATGTAATCTTGTATTTGCTGCGCCGTGAAACTGTCGTTCCAGTTATCGCGATTTTTTTCTTTCAACTTGTCAGCGTATTGCTCCCACGTTGTCGCGCCAAATTGAGCCGCATAATCAAGAATGCTCGCACTGCTTGTGACAAATTCACCATCAACAATGTCAGTTGAACCTGCGTTAGCGTGATGTGAAATGTCATCAGGTAGGCTAATATCACTATGTCTTGACAAGTTATTGTAGACGCTGACTGAACTATCTCTAAAACCACCTACAACGATTGAGTTACGATTGGTAACAGCAGAGACACTATCTAAAAACACTGTTTCGGTTATTTCTGAACTTTGTTGATCCTCAAAGCCAATTCCCCAGCCTAAGTCGCGCCCAGTGTTATGTGTTGAGCCTAGCGACTCAAGGATTGCGGCCCTCACATAACACTGCGACCAGCGCGGCATTGCATAATTGGATGCGTAATTGCCTTCGTCTGGACCTTTGATGTTGCCGCCCATTGATATTCCCACTTCACCTCGAGTTATAATCGGATTAACCACATGAACATTACTTGAGCGAATCGCGTTAGCACGAACCGCTGCACCCGATAAAACATGCGAACCGCTAAAATCTGTTGCGTTAATGTTGTACTGTGTTGCCGTTCTGCTTTGATATGGCACCTCGCGCACTGTCTCGTCAGGCAAGCGAATACCTACCGTGCCAGACTGAGGAACATCGGCAAAAATAGAATCAACCGGAATGACCGTGACATCAACCGCCGTCAAATCACTTTGCAAAATTGCATCATCTTGGTTAGAGGTAAACTTTAACGCTATCGAGCAGCCATCATCCAAGATGGGATCTGTGAAAAATGTATTAGAGGCATGTGAAAAATAATTATTGTGACTAAATACTGTCGCTCGCAGAGATTTGTTGTTAATTAACGTAGTGCCCGCAGCTACCGCTTCGCTAAATGTATGATTTATGCCTGAATACGTCGATCCAGACCAGCTTGTATACTCAATCTCATCGTCACCAATATTCACATAGCCTGTCGCTGGCGTATGCGCTGGTAGCGTTTCGTTGACGGTAATAGCCGTAACCGTGCCTGACAGTTCAACCGCCGTTGTTTGGTCTGGTATATAACCTTTCGTCCATAAGAAGCCGTTGCGTGTCCATACACAATCGTCAAGCCAGAACGAACCTTCCTCGGCCCACACCCCTTGCGGATGACCTTCGCTTTCATTGGCTTTATAGGCATCGTGCATCACTGTTCGACGCACCACAATGTCATCAAACGCTGTACCTGGATAATTCTCACGATCAGCACCGAATGAAACATTGACATGATGATGATGCGCTAAGCAGCCTTCGATCAGCACCGAATGAGTTTGACCACCGAAATCGGGTGTAATGCCTGTTGTTTTAGTGACGTTATTAAAGCCTACAAATTCAGGACTGCTTGGGTCTCGGTGTCTAGCAGCTGCTTCAATGTTTAAAACTGCTGTGTATGACCGAACCTTGATAGTGTTGTTTTTAACGATGGGTCTAGCTGTACCGCCATACCAGCCTAATACATGACGTTCCGTACTGTTGCGGCCAATCGGTAGATCAATTGCCTCATCCCATTCATCGCCCGATTTCAACAACAAGAAGTCAGCATAACCGGCGCGAACATGCGCTGCTGCTGCTGCAATTGTTGCAAAAGGATTTGTCGGTGTTGCGCTGTATACATCAGCAAAATCAGTTGATGTGTATACTGCACCGGTTGCATCATCACCATCGTTTGCCACGAATACAACATTAGAATCACTAACCGGATTAATGATTGACCAACCGTTTTCGTCCTTCGGGAATACGGTGAAATATGTCTCTGGCGATAGCGCGTAAACATACTGCTTTAGCTCTTTTGATGCAGAAATTGCATTTTTAGTAAACGTGATGGTTGCAGGCTCACTTCTCGCGCCATCATCATCAATAGCCACTGCTGTTGCGGTATGCGTGCCGACTGTTTGGCTAGACACATCAAGCTGAGAGGTTAGTGTTGGCGTTGAAACAACAAGATCATCAATTGACCATTCAATATCGACCACTGTGCCGTCAGCGTCCAGTGCCGACGCATCAATTAATGCCGTATCACTATCTGTAAAGCTAAAATTATCAGCCGTTGTAATGTCAATGGTTGGGGCTTGGTTGGTTATTGCCGCTGCATTGATATTAAATGAATAAACTTCATTGCTAATAAACTGATCATTTGCATCATAAAGAACAGCAACCAATTTATGCTGACCAACAGGAAAAGTTAAAGGCGTTAACTCCATCGCTTGCTGTAGTTCAACAAAAGGCACATCACTGCCAATTTGCTGTCCGTCCTCAAAAAAACGAACATAAGACACTTCTGGAAGCTTGGCTGATAAAGTTAAAGGCTCGCCCTCTTCAAAGTCAGGTACGCCCCCTGTTATTTTTTTTAAAACTACCGATAAAGGCAAAGTTATAAAATTAAACATCGTCTGTTCCTTCCAAAATTTCTTTCGCAATCAACTTCAACCGAAAATAAGCCCGTTGGCAATGGTATTTTTTTCTAAAAAGACGAAACCACCATTTATCAATCAGTAATTTTCGTTTTAACCACTCACGATCACCCAAAACACGCCCTTGGTAATGGCTGCGAGCAGATACCGACCAGATCACGCGTCCATTAAACGCGACCAGGTTTAATAACTGGCTCAGCAAGGTGCCAAACCGTTGCCATTTCGTGAGTTTTTCCACAGTTGGCATTAGCTAAAATCCACCGTAATTGCATTCACGTCCGCCTCCGTTGTGGCGGCGGCTAATGCAAATTGATAATTGGTGTATTTTTTCTTGTTTTCCCGCGCTTCAATGCCAATCGCGACATACACGGTTTGAATATCTGCCAAAGAGAGCATGTGCCAGGTGCCGGTTACATCAAAAATCTCGGCGTGTGTTTCACCCGCACCCTCAGCAAAACGTTTAGCTTCTTCAATCGCTGCAGCACTGGATTTGCCACCAAACCATGTATATCCAAGCACATCCACCGTTGCTGCTTCTGCAGCTTGGTATGCAAGATCAATCTCTGCGCTTTTTTTGGTTTTAAGTTCATTAAGCGTGATGATTTCGCTATCTTGCCAACCGTTTGGCGTGGCTTCTTCAACAGGTATTGTTTGTGTTAAAACAACATCATCCTCTAATTGATAAATAGTTTTAGTGTCACCGCTGTATGTGGTTGAGACACCATTAATCACACTAACCGTTTGACCTTGCGACTTTTGACTAATAATTTCTTTATAACGGGCATCACTAATCTCAATCGCACCAGGAGGTAGTGTTGCAGCTTCGCCAATTAATTCCCCAAGTTGATAAAACATTACAAGATCCTCATGTATGCAGTTGCACCAATGTTTCTAGTCCGCGTTTCATCGCCACCAAACATGCCTGTTGTTAGAACTTTTGACCCATCACCAGCCAAATTAGGGCCGTCTGACGATGTTCCTGAATCTGAAATGGCAGATGGTGATATATCATGGCTATGTTGTTCAATTTGGCTGTCTTGATTTAAACCTGATTCGCCTGGACGCAGATATCGACGCGATGTATTCAACAAATCCACGACACCACCATCGATAGGGCTATCAACTAATGAGATTTCAGCGGTTGCCGAGATGGTTGGTGAAGTGCCAGAAACCACCTCATTAATCAACAGTCCCTCATTAAATCCACCCACGCCACTCTCACCTGCCGTTAGCTTGATGAATTTAGCGTCGCCATCATTTGATGGCACAGGGCAACCTGGTATGTGATCAAATACAAGAAACGGTTCTGCAATAGCTCGCGTTAAATAAGCTTGCTGGTTTATTAAGTTTGCAACGTTAGCTAAATCATCTGCAGAGACTTCACTGAACGAAGCAGCCGCCCGCACGTCAATCACATTACCCGCGCCATCAATATCAGCTAACTTGGTGAGATAATGCTCAAAGCCATTACCATCGGTGTAATCATCATGGTTCACTGCATCAGCAATAAACGTCACCACAGCGGATTTGTCAGACACATCGCCCTGCAGCGACACATCCACCCAAATCGATGCCGGTGGGCTTGCCACCGTCACTTGCTGAGCCACAGCGCTGGCAATACGAATGCCGCCGACATAACCCACACCAGGCAACACGTCATACACATCCGTGCTACCCTGGCGAACCACCATCCAACCTGTGTCTAAAAACGCTTCGTGGCCGTAAATATCAAAGTTAGATAAACGCTCGCGTTCGTCAATGCCATCGAGTCGGGCTGTAAAATCAATTTGCCAGGTTTCAGCCGGCACGTTGATCGCTGTAGTTGATTGAATGCCGCTATACGCGATCAAAAAATTGCGAGTCAGGTTGTTACCCTGCACACCGCCGGTTGATTTTCGTTTTGAGATTAACGGCACATAGGTCGCAGCTATCAACACGCCCTCATCGTCAATCAAGCCCACCCAATTAAAGTCGTAATCACCCACGCCCGAATCCAGCACAATCGAATACACCACTTGATTCGTGTTCACATACCCCGAACGTGTCACCGTGCGTGTGTCCATAATGTCTTCTGGGGCCGGCATGGTTTCAACGCGATCAACTGGTTCGTTGTTCACGTCCAAGCCGTCAATGTTCGCAAACACAAACTGCGTGATGTTTAACACCTCGCTCGCACCTTGTTTTGCTGCTATTTGGTTTTCACCTAATTTTGTTATAAAAGCCATAACACCCTCTTAAAGTCTTGCGACATCTAATCCCCAACTGTTGCCCACCGTCACTTGCTCAGTGCTTGCTGTTGCCAGCCACGGTTCAATCTCTTGTTTTGCTACGTCATAATCCCATTGGCCACCGGTTTCATAGTTTTCAACGAGCAACTCAATTGGATTAATCACGGTTAATTGATAACGCCTGCAAGTGCGTCCATATTTGCGAATAATGTGGCCTAGCAGATCCACGTTCTCAGCCAATTGGCTGTCAGAAAGATAAAGCAGGATCACATCCCAATCCGTCGCATCCACCCGCTCGTCAATTTCTAAATAACCAATGCCCAAACGCTCAAAAATACGAATAAAGCCTGCTTTGCTGCCTGCATCTTGCGCGTTGATTAATGCGTATTTCACGCGCTTGCGGTACAAACTCAACGGTTCATCTGCAAACCGTTCAATATCACGCGAAAACGCGATCAAATCTAAAATACCCACCGTGCAAGTCAGTGGATCGGTTTGCTCTAAAGGCCAATAGATCCAATCCTGGGCTTGTTGCCACCAACTTTTTGCCGCTGTGATTAAGTGATCAAACTGATCACCGCCCAGCCAAAACGGAAGCTTTATCTCAACCATTAGCCCACCGCCTGCATGTTGATGGTTAAGCTGTCTAGGCTCGGCACCCATAGCTCAGTCACAATGCTTGATTGGTCAAACTCAATATCCACCAAACCTGCAAACTCAGCATGGAGCTCGGCTTTTAATTGGCTTAGTGCAAACCGTGAATATGGCTGTGTCAGTGTTGCTGTGTAGCTTTTGTTTTGGCGAAACGCAGCATAGATAAAATCAGTCACTTGTTGCTGCAGGCTGCTGATCTCGGTCGTGCTTAACGCAGCATCATGCCAAATATCCACCACTAAACTCACCGACTGTTCCGGCATTTGATACACCACCAAATCATCACCGTGGCCGTGATTGCCTTGGTCGGTAATGTAGTGGTTAATGTCCGTTAAATATTGAGCAACATCCAGCGTAAAATCGAACAGCACAAACGCATTCGCCGTGGCTGGTCCACGCGGTGCATCATGCACAAAATAAATATCATCCACCGACACACCGGCAAACTCAGAGATTAACGCACGATAAACGCTGTCTGTGTGATAGTCCGATGCCGTGCCAAACTGATTGCGCGTTCTAGCCACTAACTCCGCGTTGCTTTCCTGATCGGCACCAGGCACCACCAAACTGTCGACATCATTTGTCACGCCAATAATGTTGGGAATGGTTTCTGGCAACACGGAAAAATAACCCGCTGCCAGATTAAACGCGCCACCGGCATTCACCGCTGTCGCGTTGACACGTTGCGTGGCCAAGCCAGGCAAAAACGCAGTGTCCTCCTTCACCACTAATTGATACACCACATTATTTAATGAGGCCGTTTGCACCACCGTGCCGGCTTCAATCACGGTATCTACCGCCAAGTTGTCGCGGGTAAACACCAACGAATACTCAGCTGCCACCGCTGCTTTTCGCGTTAAGTTAAAGTTGTCAGCCAATAACTCAACCGCCCAATCTGCCACCGCTGTTTTTAAGTAAAAGTTTGGCATTACCGTGCCAATCAAAAACTCAACCAGCCACAACGCAGGCTTGGTAATTAATGCTGACGTTAAACGCCAAAACGGCGAATAGGTATTATCGTTGCTAATCTCTGAGCCTGAGTTTTCCAGTTCAGTTCGCCACGCTTGTTGCATTTCGGCTTCCGTGGTTGGAATACCCTGGTCGCTGACTATTTTTTTAAAATCCACATTTGCCATTTATGCACCTGTCGTTAAACGCACACCGCCAAACTCGTAGGTGTTGGCCGTGATAAAAAAGGTTTCATGATCAGTCGCGGTAATCGCCACCGTGCC